TGGTTAGAAGACTATGAGCTTTTGTTTGACATGATGAATGATTATGTTGACCATGGTTATAAAAAGCAAGTGTTATCAGAAGTAATATTCTTAACACATAATTTTAGTAAACATGTTGTTAACTTAGAAAAACATCCAGAAACAGAACTAACCTTATGGACCCCTAATATACAAGAGACTAAACAGTCACAGTATGGCGGAAAGAACATAAGGTATAATTATGAATTAAAAAGGGAATACATAGATCAGTTTAAAGTACTGCATAAAAAGAAAATCCCTTGGAATAAAATCAGATATATATTTTAATATGGAAAATATCATAGTAGTATGGCCGTCATGAATCACTGGGTAATGGATTATGAGACTCTTAAGAATTGTTTTGTTGGTGTATTTAAACATTATAAAGCAAATACTTATAAGACTTTTGTAATTCATAAACTTCAAGATGATTCTGTAGAGCTTATTAAGTTCTTAAAAGAAAATATAAAAAACAATGAATACCACATTTCATTTAATGGTATTGGCTTTGATTCACAGGTAACACATAATATTCTTAAGCATCACAAAGAATGGAAAGGTATGGACCCTGACGGTATCACTGAAGAAATATATGGATACGCACAAGAAGCTATTAGAAGATCTAACAATAGAGAATTTTCTGAGTTTCCTGAATGGAATATGAAAATTAATCAGATAGATGTATTTAAACTTAATCACTGGGACAATATGGCTAAGCGCTCTAGTCTTAAGTGGATTGAATATACTATGGATTGGGATAATATTCTTGATATGCCTATACATCATGAGGCTGATATAAATACGCAAGAAGAGTTAAATACTATTGTTGAGTATTGTATCAATGATGTAGACGCAACTCATGAAATCTATAATAGATCAAAAGACCTTATAGCATTAAGGATGAATCTAACTAAAGAGTATAACATAAACCTTATGAATGCTTCTGAGCCACGTATATCTAAGGAGTTGTTTAGTTTCTATTTAAGTAAAGAACTAAACATGGAGAAACGTGAACTTAAAAAACTCAGAACATTTAGGAAAGTTATAAAGCTTGATAGAATTATATTACCTTGTGTAGCATTTAATACACCGGAGTTTAATAATCTTCTAGATAGATTTAAAACTGTAGAGTTAGACCCACAAAACATTAAAGGTGCTTTTAAACATTCAGTTGTTTATAAAGGTGTTAAGACACACTTTGGTTTAGGTGGTGCACACGGTGCTAATCAACCTGGAGTATATGAAGCTGATGAAGATAATATTATAATGTCTTCAGATGTTACTAGTTTCTATCCTAACTTAGCTATTAAGAACGGATGGTCTCCTGCGCATCTACCAAGTAAACAGTTTTGTACATTATATGAGTGGTTCTTTACGGAGAGAAAGAAGATTCCTAAAAGTAATCCAATGAACTATGTATATAAAATTATATTAAATAGTACATATGGTTTATCTAATGATAAGAATTCTTTTCTGTATGATCCTGAGTTTACTATGCGTATAACAATCAATGGTCAACTAACGCTTATGATGCTTTATGAGATGATCATGGAAGCTATACCAGATGCTATACCTTTGCTGCAAAACACTGACGGTATAGAAACAATCATACCAAGGAAGTATAAAGAAAAGTATATGGAGGTGTGTAAACAGTGGGAAGAGATAACTAACTTTAATCTTGAACATGATGAGTACAAGAAGCTTATACTAGCAGACGTTAACAATTACATTGCAATTAATCTAGATGATAAAGCTAAATGTAAAGGTAGGTTTGAGTTTAAGAATCTTGCTTTGCATAAGAACAAGTCTAAATTAGTTATACCTAAAGCTATTTATGAATACTTTGTTAATGATGTGTTACCTGAAGACTATCTTAAGACTAATAAAAATATATTAGACTACTGTATAGGATCTAAGACTAACAGCGGTTGGCAAGTAGTAGCTGATAGCCTAGAGAAAGGTGAGTATATCCAAGAAAATCTGCAAAAGATTAACAGGTATTACATCTCAGACAAGGGTGTTAAGCTTATTAAGCGTAACAAAAATGATGGTAGAGAGATACAGTTAGAAGCCGGTAAATGGATACAAACTGTGTTTAATAAGGTTGACTCAAGGAAATGGGAAGATTATAATATAAATGAGAAGTATTATCTGCAAGCAATTGAAAAAGAGATAAACAACATTCTTAATGTAAATTGTAATCAATTATCTTTGTTTTAATCAGAAAATTTAGTATTTTTGAACATTAAAATCAACTAATATGGGACATAGAAAACCAAATGAAACCACAAGAGCCTGGCTTGAGTCAGCGCCTCTTCCTAGTCACGGGGACACTTACACCGTTGTATCACACAAAGAAGTGATTGACGGTGTAACCAAGGCCCTAAACAAGGGAGGATTTACAATAACTAGAGAATTATATAGAGCTAACCTGAATGCTAAAATAGCTCAGGGTATTTATCATTTAGCACATGCTAGCAGCACAACAGACTCAGATATGGGTATGATGTTTGCATGGACTAACTCTTATGATAAAAGCACAAGATTTCAATGTGGGATAGGAGCTCAAGTATTTGTTTGCAACAACGGACTTATACACGGAGACTTATCTACATATGGAAGGAAACATACTGGAACTGCTAATGCAGAAATTGCATCACATATTGTGTCACAAATAGGTATGGCTAATAATAAATTTAAAACACTTGTTAAAGATAAAGACACAATGAAATCTCATAAGTTGTCTATAACTAATCAAAGTGAATTATTAGGTAGATTGTTTGTTGAAGAAAAGCTTCTTGATACACAACAGATAGGTATAGTTAAGTCTGAAATAGAAAAGCCTTCTTTTAATTATGGAGTAGATCCTGATACAGCATGGATGTTTTATAATAATGTAACGCATGCATTTAAACAAACACATCCACGTAACTGGATGAACTATCAAAGTAAGTTTCATAAATTTATGATGGCTGAAGTATATACAGCTCATACACCTCAGCATAAAGACACTGCTACAACTAAACCAGATATAGAAGTAGTCCCGGAAGATGAGACATCTGTAGAATCTATTTTTGAATCTTTTGACATATGACAAAAGACAGCAACTATAGTGAGTATTATTGGGACACAACAAGAAACCTACCTTACGGGCACAATCAAGTAAAGATGTCTGTGCCTGAAGGTTTGGAATTTAATAAACCGTATTCTTTACATGAATTAGCTGATAAAGCTATGTTTGGTAAGCAAGCAGAAATTTTTGGAGAGTACACAAAACCTAAAAGAAAAATGACAGATAAACCTAATTATGAAGAGACACCTACACCTAGCTATTATATAGGAAAAACATTTGGCTATGAAGCACGTAAAATTATTGAAGACTTTCAGTTATCTTACAACATAGGTAATGTTTGTTCTTACATTCTCCGTGCAGGTAAGAAAAAAGAAGTAGGATTAGAAAATATAGATAAACATATTGAGGATTTAGTTAAAGCTAAGAATCATATAGGCTTTGAAATAGAGGAGTTACAACGCCAGAGAGCATTAATGATGCATCATAATACTATAAAGAGCGGTGTAATGCTTAAGCCTAATTTACAAAAGGCTCCACCTATGCCTATCTTACCTGATGATACGGGTAAATGTCTTAGTTGTGAGGAAAAAAGAAAACAAAGGGCAGCTGCAGCTGATGAAGAAGCACAAGATCCAATGTTTGGGGAGGCTAAGATATGATTTACCTTTTAATAATTATAGCGCTTATTATTGCTATATCCTTAACTAATCATTTACTTATAGGAGATAATAATGACCTTATGGATAATTTAAAAAAATTTGAAGAAAATGAAAGAAAGTACAAGAGCAGTAATAAATGAGATGGTAGCAAAAAAGGAACATGATAAACTTAATGGTCCTATACAGTTAACATCTGATCAATTATGGAGATATAGTGGAGAAATTGAAAAAGTCAATCCTAACTATTATATGTATGAGAAAGAAGTAAAGAAACTTAAAAGATATAAACAGAAATATGGCTTTGTCAAAAAGTAAACTAGCATTGTGGGAAGCGTTGAAGAAAGAAGTATACCAATCCCAGACAATAGAAGAAGTATCTAACAGATATAATAAACTATTTAATTGTGAAGTAGAAAAATCTCACGCTATGCATTCACGTGTATTGATTAAAAAGATTCTTAAAGAAGAGGTTAAGCAGCTTAAAAAAGCTGTCTCCTCTTCTGAAGAGCTTGAAGATCTGATAAATAGTTTGAAATTTGACATACAATACCACTAAATTTTCGTAAATTATACTATGGAATATATTAAGCTATCTGATGAAACAAAAATAATAGGAAGAACCTTATTATCAAGAGTTGAATTAGCTAAAGATTGTAAATACGGCAAGAAAGGAGACAAAGGAGGTTGGGTAGAAAACCTAGCAAGTTGCGGTAAAAACACATGGATTGCTGATGAAGCAATGTTAATGGAGCTAGCCATACTTACAGATAATGCTGTAATTAAAGATAATGCTATTGTTAGTGGTCAATCTAGAATACAAAAGAATGCTGTAATATCTGGTAATGCTCAAGTTAAAGATAAAGCTATAGTATCTGATAAGGCTCAAGTTATGGGTAGAGCTATAGTGCAAGGTCAAGCATTAGTTGAAGGTGATGCTATAATTAAAGATGATGTTCTTATGTGGGGAAAAGCTAAACTCTTTTCAGGTACTTGGATAGAGTCTCCATTTCAAAAACAAGGACCTGTACATTTTGTTAGCCAATCTAGACCTGATCGTTTATATATAGGTTGCATAGAAAAAAGCTTCTTAGGTTGGATAACCGGGGGTTACACTGTAGCAAAAAAGTATGGTGCTTATAAAAACAATGAATATGTTAGTTATGAAAGCATGATACAACCAATAATAGAAAGTTATTTAAAATACTGTGAAGATAACTGGGATGACTTAGGTCTTGCTCAGAAAGCACAATATAAAATTATAGAAGTAGCGGGTAAAGCCTATCTTAAAGGACAGGCTGATGACCCATATACAAGAGAGTAAATTAAAGTAAAAAACCAAAAATTCTAAACCAATGATTAACACAACATTTAACGTTGATGCAAGAACTGCATTAAAAAAAGGCGTAGATATACTAGCTGACGCTGTTAAGGTTACACTTGGTCCTAAAGGAAGGAACGTAGTGATAGACAATCCCTATGGTCCACCTCATGTGACTAAAGATGGAGTAACTGTAGCTAAACAAATAGTATTAAGAGATCCTATTGAGAATATGGGAGCACAAATGATTAAAGAAGTAGCACATAACGCAGCTGTATTTGCAGGTGATGGCACAACTACCGCTACTGTTTTAGCTCAGGCAATTATAGACATAGGTCTTAGAAACGTTGCCGCTGGAGCAAATCCAACAGACTTAAAGAAAGGTATGGACCTAGCTGTAGAAGCATTAGTTGCTGAGCTTAGGAAACAATCAGTACCTGTAGATGAATCAATTGAGCAAATTAAAAACGTAGGTACTATATCTGCTAACAATGATGAGCATATAGGAGGCCTTATTGCTGAAGCAATAGAGGCTGTTAGTACTAAGGGTGTTATTACTGTTGAAGAAGCTAAAGGTATGGAAACTAAAATAGAAATTACTGAGGGTATGGAATTCAGTAGAGGTTATTTATCTCCTTACTTTAGTACTAATGAGAAGTTATCTGCTGAGCTTGACAATTGTCTTATACTTATAACTAATGATAAGATAGATAAGTTTGGTGAACTGCTTCCTATATTAAATAAAACTACAGAAACTAAACGTCCACTGCTTATTATAGCTGATGAGTTTGGTGACAATGCTATTAACGGTTTGTCAGTTAACAAAATTAGAGGTAATATTAAAGTGTGTGCTGTTAAGGGTCCGGGGTTTGGTGAGAGACGTATAGATATGCTACAAGATATTGCTATCTTAACTGGAGGGACCGTGGTTGATGCAGCTAAAGACATGACTATAGAAGGTGTTCAGTTAGAACACTTAGGGGAAGCTGAAAAAATAACAGTAACTAAAGATGATACGGTTATTATAGGTGGTAAAGGTGATCCTGCTGAAGTTAAGAAAAGACTTGACATGCTTCAAGAACAAATTAGAACATCAGAAACTGAGTATATTAAAGAAAAGTATGAAGAACGTTTTGGTAAGTTAGGTGGAGGTGTTGCTGTATTACATGTTAGCGCTCCTACTGAAATAGAAATGAAAGAGAAGAGAGATAGAGTTGATGATGCATTGGCTGCTACACGTGCTGCAATACAAGAAGGTATAGTACCGGGCGGTGGTTCAGCATTGATTAGAAGTAGACATGTTATTAGTAAACTACTTAAGAAGTCTAAAGGTGATGTTCATACTGGTATGAAAATTATATATGAGGCTGCTGAGTATCCACTTAAACAGATTGTAGAGAATGCTGGTGGTGAAGGATCCGTGATTGTAAGAGACATGGAAACTAATAATCCGGATTTAGCTTACAATGCAAAGACTGATCAGTGGGAAGACCTTACTACAACAGGTATCATTGATCCAACTAAAGTTGTTATTACTGCTTTGGAAAATGCTTCTAGTGCTGCAGGTATGTTATTAACTACTGAGTGTGTAATTTCTGCAGATAAAACTGCAGCAGAATTAAATGCACAACCAGGTGACCCAATAAAACTATAGATATGTCTGAATTTAAAGAAGAGTTTGATTACATACTTGAAAGAGGCTGGTGGTTTAGTGTAATACCAACTGCTGACTCTGATCCCAAAAAACCTTGGAGATGCTCTATATATAAGAAAAGTCCTAGCGGAAGCTGGAACTCAATGAAAACTAAACAATTTAAAACTATAACAAAAGGTATGGTTTGGATAGAATTATACCTTATGGCTAAGTTAGATGATTAATACTATATTAATTATAGCTGGTATTTTATTGTTAGATTATTTGTTAGAATGTAGTGCCAGGGACCGTTAAGTCCCTGCACTCATTTAAGACCAGGGGAGTTTATTTACTCTGAATCCTGACTTTTTGTTTCTACCGTCTTGATATTTAAGTCTACTAGATGTATCCTTTCTCTCAGTCATCTGAGCATCTAGTTTTCTATTATTCTTATCTCCGTTGATTGCAGATTTCCACGGATACTTTTGTTCTAGAGTTCTATTTTTCATACACGTGCAAACATATTTGTTGCAGCACCTAGTTCTTTTTCTGTCTATTTTTCCCATTATCTTTTTTTTCTTTTTGATCCTTTTAATCTAGATTTTTCTTTCATTCCTCTGTTCTTAGACTTAGACATTACCTTAGTCTTTTTAGAGTTAACACCATTAGGATGATGTACATCTTTTCCATCACCCTTTTTAACTCTACCTGCTTTAGTAGCTTTACGTCTAGCAGCGTTCCTTTTGGCTCTATCTTTCTTTTGTTTATCAGAGGCCTGGAACTTAGCGTATTCTTTTTTATAATTTCTTTTCTTAGCCATTACTATACAAAGATACGCATTATTTTTTAGTTTTCTCTAGTGATCTGCCACCAAAATAGGCCCCTATTACTGTTATCAATACTAATTGTAGTAAATCAGTCCATTTATCTTCTACTTCAAATGCTATTGTGCCAGCATCTATAAAGATCATAAGAACAGTACACACTACTAAAAATATAAGAACCATAGGTCTTACGTTTTTGGACAACCATGAATCACTGTTCATGTCTGCGCTCCACCTAGTAGAGATTTCTTTTTCCATTTGTGTTTCATAAGAAGCTATTAACTCCTTAACCTTTTGTTCAGCAGCAAGCTTTTCTTCTTTAGAAGTATGTAGATTATCTATTACATCACCTACTCCTTTAACAAGTTCTGTTGCGCCACCACTGAAAATTTTTCCTAATATACTCATCGTTTTTAATTTTAATTATTTAAAAAGGTATTGTTACAATCAAGGACCCCATCACTGATCCGGCAATGTCAGCTACTATATCACCACGTTCTGCACCTTTAAATCTTGCATCGTGTAGTTCTTTTGCAATCCCAATTGTTATACCTGTTCCTATACCTATTAATATAGCCTTTTTTTTATTTCTAGTTTTTTTTAAAATATAGCTTGTTGTAGCAGAGGATATAATGTACGTATAACCTACGTGTAATTGTTTATCCTTGTGCATATCTAACACTTCGTTTAAACGTTGTGCTTGTAGATTTATACATAATAACATTATAATTCCTACTACTTTATACATCATTCACTATCATCAATATCAACTAAATACTCGTTTTCTTCTATCATATCAACATCTAATCCATCGTTATCACCAAACCAATCCTCCGGTTCTTCATACGTATATACTGACAAATCGTTAACTGTATCAAATGTTTTTGTTGCCTCATGTAAATACTCAAATATTCCTTCGTATCCTATAATGTATTTTGTTCTATCTATACTCTTATGTAAATAGCTTACTTTTTGTTTGTCTATTTTCTTAAACGTATCTTTTGGTATTATATAATATTTTATCATACGTTTCCTATTGTTGATCCACCGTTAGGTAAGTTAGTATCTTCTCCTATTGTAGCAGCTGCTGTCTCAAATGTATAATATCCTTTCAGGTCACTAGCTGCTGAATGTGTTGTTGCGTCCATTCTTGTACCATTGTTATATAATTCTGACACTTCAGAAGCAGTAAGTCTTTTATCCCAAAGAGTTACATCATTGTATCTAGTAGTACTATAGTTACCTGCTCTATAGTTATTCCATGATGAACTACCAAATGTCATTTTTCTATCATTATTACCTAAAGCCGGTGTACCTGCGTTATAACCATTTGCATAATAACCATTACCACAACTAGCAGCATTCCAATATAATGATACATTAGTTGCTTTAGCTTGATCATCTGATCCTTTTGTAACTGTTATCATAGTATAATCATCATCCCCTCTATTACCTCTATTAGTATTACTCCAATATGTACTACCTAAGCCTGCAGCATTGTATGCAGCTAAATATTGTGATGATGTTGAATGAAATAACCAAAAATTACTTGTTCTATTACTACCGTTTGATCTCCAATCAAAATACATTCTGTTGTTTGATTCATGGTAATATATCCTTATTAGACCTCCACTAGCACTAGTTACACCTACATCATTCATACAAAATAAATGCACGTTAGTATTTAAAGATGAGCTCCATCCTGGTTTTACCCAAAAAGATATACTAAATTCATCATATTCATCCCATTCTATACCCATACCATTTGAGTCATCTACACCTGCATAATTACCTGCACCTGTAGCCCAAGTTCTATATAAGGCTTTATCATCTGCAAAACTAGCAGAAGGAAAAGGGACATATGGATTAATTATCATTCCCATTATCTCTGGTATCCTATTAGTGTTACTTTTAATCCTTTACCGGTACTTTCTGTACCTACAGTATCTATATCTATACTTACTTCTGCATCATCTATAAAAGTTACTTGAGTTGCACTACTAACAAAATTGTAAGCAGTTGCTGCGGTTGTTGATGTTCTTTCTCCTGAGTCTATTGTTAAACGTGTACCTGTTTCTCCATCTCCAAATATACTACTACCATTTAAATTAATATCTACAGTTATAATTCCTGAAGCTGCTGCTGTTGTTACACTTGCTCTTACATCTGTTATTTGCATAGCATAAGGTATTCTAAACGTAACCTTAGCAGTACCTGTTGTTAGATCACTAGTTTCATCAGAGCAAGCTACAATGAAATTTTCTTTTCTTGTAGATAGGGCATCTATATTTTGTTTTATAGTTTGATTTGGTGGAATACTTCCTGAAGTATAAACACCCATATTTGTAGAAGTATCTGCAGCAGCACCTACTAAGTCAAATAAATGATCTAAATCAAATGATGCTTTAGTATATGTGGTATTTGTATAATTATTAGCGTGTATTGTTCCAGCACCACTTGCTGTCCAGTCTATTATTTGATTACCTGATGGTATTGTAGGTCTACCACTTAAAGAATTGTATGCTCCATCAAAGGCGTCTGTGATTCCATAACCACTTATAGTTGTTGGTTTACTTGTTATAGAACTAAACGTATGTGTATGTGATGAAGGAGTAAAAGTACTTGGTATACCTGTAAGAGTATTATAAGCGTGTGTATGTGATGAAGCAGCTCTAGTTGCAACTTGTGTATCTACATATGATTTATTTGCTGCATGTGTAGCTGCAGTTACTGTATCAATACCTGTTATTTTACCTGTTCCATTTAGTGTTATATCACCTCCATTAACAGTAAGATCACCGTTTACTCTAACATTGTCAGAAAGATAACACGTATCTCCTTGACCTGAACTTAGTGTTGGTTCATCTCCTGATAACATTAAATGTGGATATGTTTGACCAGTGATATATATCCCTTCTCCATCTTCTAGATATATGCTATTGTTTGCAGTTATTTGTCCACTAAAAGTTTTATTGCCACCTATAGTTTGATTACCCGTTGTGTAAACACCGTTAGTTACACTTGCAGCGTT